GCCCCCGACCACCATGAACAGGCCGACGCTGTTACCTGCACTGATCGGCAACTCGCCGGTGCAGCCGCTGGTATCGAGCCGGGCCAGCGAGTCACGCAGCCAGGTAATGCTGTCGTCGCCATATTCAAACGAGCGTGACGCGCCAGACGGCGCACCCTGCGATTTGATGCGGCGCGCGCCGGACGACGTAGCCATAAGCGCGGCGGCGTACATCAGGATCAGCTTCGAGGTGCAGTCGTCATACCCAGCGCCATCGAGGCAAGGGATAATCTTATTCACCACGCAGAGGATCGGCTCCAGCAGAGCGCCCGGGATGGCGTAACCCAATTCACCGAGGAACGCCTGCACGTCTGCTGCTGTGATTGGGTCAGCCATGGTTATTTACCCTTCTTCGATTTAGCGGCTTCCGCCTGCTCTGGCTGCTCTGGCTGCTCTGGCTGCTCTGCAGAAGTATCGCCCGGCGTTGCAACTTCAAGCTTGCGATCGCCACCGGATACTATTTCCACCAGGCCAGCAACTTTCCACTTATTCGCGGTGTCTTCGCTGACTTCCACCTTTGCACCAACCTCCAGTTTCTGGAGATTGGCACCGGAGAAAAGGTTATCGCTAATCACTTTAACCAGTGCCATATCTAACCCCTTAGCTGTGTGCGTAGATGACTGATTTTTTGCTGTTGATGTCGGTCTTAACCATCAAGCCGGCAGCGCCCCAGGTGCGCCAGATGTAATCGCTGTTGTAGAACGGACGCGGGTCGGCAACGGTGCCAAACGCCTGGCCTACAATCGGAGCAATCACGCCAGCAGTCAGCGGAACAATCAGGATCTGGTTACCAGTCAGCTGAGCGTCTTCTTTAATCGCGGCGATGCCGGACAGCTTCAGAAGCTCCTGCAGGATGGTGTCAGACTGGTAGTTGTCGCTGAAGTAGCGCTCAAGGTTAGAAATGATGGCGCTCGACACATACCAGGTCTGCTCGGCGTACTGGTTGTTGGTAAGTTTGAGCGTGTCGCGCAGTTTGATTGCCGCATTGCGGATCTGCTCAGCTGTCGCCGCCGCGCTGGTGAAGTCGATATTCAGGCCAGATGTGCCCAGGTCAACCATCGCCACACGCTCGTCGTTCTTCAGGCCCTTCCAGGTCTTCTCATCAAACTTGATGTAGTTACCTTCCGCGTCGCGATAGCCGTTGTAGATGTAATCCACATACTGGCGACGGACTTCGTTGGTGGACTCGAATTGAGCATCAGAGATGATGTCGAACGCATCCGGGTTGTTCAGGCGAGGCTCACGCCAGTGGAACTTGAAGCCGGTATCGTGCACAGGAACCATTGTACCGTCGTACTGGTACTGCACTGCATCCAGCGCCGCTCCGATCTGGCCTGACATAGAGGTGTGAGCCCACATGCGTCCGCCGGACTTAGCGTATTCGTACACGGTCTGGTTGATGCGCACCGAGCGAGACAGAGGCATCAGGTCGTTGAACAGAGTGAACTCAGTGTTCGGCTGGAATTGACGCAGCACGGTCTGGTCAAATGCCTTGTACAGATCAGCAGGTGAGCGAACAGCGTTGATGCCATTCAGCTGATTGACTGCATTCAGGCGGTCAGCCATCTCCTGCATTACGTTAATGCCCTGATGGTTCAAAGCGGCATTACGCTCCTGCGTCAGCATACCAAACTGGTACTGGTTCACGGCCAGGTTGCCGGTCTTTTCGCCCAGCGATTTAGAATAAACAAGCATTCAGTGACTCCTTACTTAATCACTACGCGAATGAGGTCGCCAGCTGCGGCGGTGATTGAGCGCTCTTCGTCGCAATAGCAGCGATCTGATTCGCCAGTGGCCCACTTCTTCACCTGGCCGTTGACGATTGAAAGCGCGTCGCCTTTTTTGTAGGTGCCGGCGGCAGCGCGAACGTTCAGGAACATGCCCGGCAGCGGATGGATCCCCACCAGCAGATCGTCGACAGCAAACGTGTCATCTACCGTCTTGCAGCGCAGATAGTCGAAGTCAGCGACATAGATAATCGCTGTTTCGCTACCATCTACCGACACCTTGAAGACGCCAGCATCGAAGAAGCCCAGGGTGCCAGGCTTGACCGCAGTGGCGCGGCCTTCACGGTTGAGCAGCGGATTAGGGAATACGCCACCGGCGAGAATTACGTGTTTTCCGTCTTTAGCCATTTTTTACTCCGGCATTTCGCTGACTGATTGGGTGTTGGTTGCCTGGCGGAATGCACCGTTCAGGCCGAAGGAGGTCTGGCACTTGGCATACATGGCGTCGAGCGCCTTACCATCCAGATCTGCGACTTCTTCATCGCTCATGTTCATCGCCAACTTCACAGCCGCGCGCTTTTCGCCTTTCTCTTTGTCGGCGTTCGCGTTCAGGCTGTTGAAAACGACGTCCACGCGATCGGCAAGTTTCTGCGCCCACGCTGGCATTTCTTCGTTATTGGTGGCCTGCTCTTTTTTCTTGGGCTTGCCTGTTTCCGGGTCGATTTCTTCATCGCCATTTTTCTTGGCGGCGGCTTCGTCGGCCTTCATCTGGTTGTATGCGTCCATCAGCTCGGCGTCGGACTTGCCTTCGGTCGGCTTACCAGCGGCTTGCAGCGCATTGATAATCAGTTCTTTCATCGGATCGTTCTCTCCGTTGGTTTTAATCTCGTACTCAGTTGGTTTGCGCACGACTTCTACAGGCTCTCCGACGAATACGGCCTTACCGGCATCATCGATGAGGTACTTTTGCTTCAGGTATCTGGCGTCGTCCCGGTAGATGAAGCTGTCGGGCCACACCGTCTCCGGCCAGAGCCACTTATCTTCGCCCGCACCTTCGCGCAGCTTGTCGCTGATGGCGCGCTGGATATCGTCGAAGGAGAAATTGGAGGCGTTGGTGAAGAAGAAGCGGGTTTTGTTAAGCATGCCTTCGCGGGTGCAGTCGGCGGCGTCGGCCAGGTTCGCCACTTCGATCTCCTGCTCATCGCCTTCGGCATTCACGAAGATGCCCACACCCTCATCCGGCGTTCCGGCACCAGGTTCATCGAGCAGCACCGCCACATGGTCGAACATCATGTTGGTGGCGATCTCGTTGTACTTTTTGCCCTTCGACTCGCCGTTGGCGGCTATGCCGGAATACAGCAGCCCAGTGGAGATGTGGATCGGGTCGGAGTTGGTGCCAGCCAGCATCTCATCCAGGCGGTTAATCAGACGCTTGCCCTTCTCGCTGGACTCTGCGTACTGGCGGTTAACGTACATGTCACCCGTCACCTTCCCGTCTTTGTGGCTGACGTTCTGCAGCCAGGCCCCGACGTGGTACTCGTTTACCGCCTGGACATCACGCGCCGAAACATGCTTTCCATCCACTTTCGGGTGGCCCAGCGGCATCGGGTTACGCTCGAGCGTGTTGTAGGCCTTTTCGATTTCTGCTGCCGGGTACAACTTCCGGTTCATCACGATATCGTCCACAACAGGCGTGATGCCGCGAACCACGATATGTGGCTTGCCGTCGATGGTTTCAGTGGTGATGTTTGAAGCGGAGTTGACGACGGTCAGCACGTTAACGCGGTTGCGTTTCATGCTGGGTCCTCGTTATTGGATGGTTTTGTGTAACGCTCTGACGATAGCTTTTACTTGGCGGACATTGCCGCGACCTTGTGACTTGATGACTTTGCGATCACCTACTTGCTTCATCATCGCTTCGACGCCGCCGATCTTAACGTGCGTGCATGAGATATCGCCAAGTCTCTTCGATTCGAAATAAACGCCGCTCATATGGTCCTCATTGTTGGATTTCAGGCAATAAAAAAGGCCGCCGAAGCGACCTTGCCAAAATTTATGGTTTTTAAAGCTCTATATGAGTTTCATAGGCTTCATCAATGCTATCCGCACCTTCATCTATCAGGGTGCTCAATCTCCGCGAACTAAGCTTTGCCCAGTTTCCTGTCGTGGACATAACCATGAAGCATAAATCGTCGTCATGGTTTTCAACCAGCATCCAACCCAACTCTGCGAGTTCATAGTCAAGCTCAGAAAGGAAAGATGTACGAATTGAGCTCCGACCTGACATTGCGCGAAGAGTGTTTTTCGAGATCTTATATCGCGAAATATTTTTGTCCTTTTCTTGCCCATAAAAATAGGCGTTAAGAACAATCAGTTTAGCGGTGTGAGCAGCGGATAAACGATGATTTGACATGAGATGTCCTAATGTTTTGTGAATTAAGTTATGAACCACTCTATTGGCTCAACATCAATATCACACAACACTAATTCATAGTCAATATCACCTAAAAAACTAATTATAGCTAGCGATATCAGTTTTCCATAGCTTTTGCTCTTTAGCCAACTTATCCGCCAGCCCCTCGTTGAAGATGCTGCCGTCATCGTTGAGCAGCACCGGAATCTGGCTGCAATAGCAATTGTACCGGTTGCCGTTCTCAGCGTAGAAATCCCGCACCTCTTCGGTGGTGTAGACCTTCCCATGACGGCTGGCGTGCCAGGTGCGCGTCGTCGGCTTGAGCGCCGACAGCCACAGCAGGCCGGTATTAAGACCCAGCCTGTCGGCTGCCCAGTCAGTTTCGTTCCATTGCGCCTGCCGCAGCGCGCCGACCTGCTCAGTCTGAGCGATGATTTTGGCCTTCGACATCGATACGTCAAGACGCTTGCTGATGACGCTGGCCGTCTCGCGTGGATTCACGCCGCGCGCTACCGCATCGGTGATGATGTTTGTCAGGTCGCCGCGGGCGGTGTCGCTGATGACCTTCCAGTCACTGAACGTTGTCAGTCTGGCCGCAGATATCTGGTTCAGATAACCGGGGCTGCTTAAAAGCTGCTGGAGCGTCGTCTGGCTGGCGTATATCTGCGACTGCTGCGAGAGGTTGTTGAATGCCTCCAGCGTGCCGCGCTGAGCTTCTGCGACGACGTAATCCATCGCCCACAGGTTCTGCTCGCCACCCTCCAGCAGGTAATCATCGAGAATCGACTGCACCGCTTCCAGCAGGTCAGCCAGTTCCTGCGCCGACATGTCGTAGATGAACTTGCCGGCGTTGACCTGGTAGAGCCGCATGTCCGCGCCGTTGTCGTGGCACAGGAAATGCCAGTTATGGCTGTTTACCTCACGCCCTCTCCCGGTCAGGCGCTGGTCGAACAGAGCTTTCAGCGCTCGCTTGATGCCGAGATACCGCTCTTCGATATCCCGGAACATAGCGGTTACCTGCTTCGCCGATCGGGTTGGGTCAACCTTACTGCGCGGAACTATCGGCAGCCCCACCTTTGCCGTCTGTTCTGGTGTCATCGGCCAGTGGATCATCGGTAGTCACCTTTTCGTCCGGTTTCGGTGGTTCTTTTGGCTCTGGCAGCGGGTCAAGCCCAACAACTTCGCGCAGTTCATTGGCTGTAATCGGCGGCTCGCCGCCATCACGATGTCGGCGAGTTTCGAAGCGTTCTCGATCTTCTCTTTCTCGCCTGGCGCCAGCAGGTCACTCCACGAAATGGTGACCTCGCCTTTGGTCGGTGGGTCAATAATGCCCAGCGTCCAGAAGCGTTCAAGTAGCGCGGTAATCCTGTCTGTCAGGAAGCCATTACGCCGCGTGTTTCGACGGATAGCCCAGTCTGTTTTGTCCTCATCGCTCGCCAGTCGCCCGGTCTGCTGACCGAACAGGATGGTAAACGGGATTTGCACAGATGCTGCCAGTTCATTCGCAGTGACTTCCCATGTCGGACCAGGGTCACCTGGTGTCACGCTTAGAACGTGCATCTGACCTGCCTGCATTACAGCTGCCGCATCGGTGCCGCGGTTCAGCTTATTGACCTTGTCGCCCATAGCCTCGCCGAGATCAGAATAGCCAGCAGCTTTGGCTTGGTCTGCCAGTGTCGCCATGTCGGTTTCTTTGCTGAATTCAACAGCAATCTGACGGCTAGCGTTCTTCAGGAAACCCTCAGCACCACCACCTGATACCTTCTCAATGTCGAGGCCTTTGTTGTAGCCAGCCTCAAGCAGCGGAATGCCGGACAGCACGTTGTCGTCTTCAGAACCTTCGCAGAATAGAATGACGCGGCTCGGATGCACCGGTTCTCCGCGCATCGGGCCGACAAAAGCTTCATCGCCAACCGGTTGTTCGTTGAAGTTGAACATCTTCGGCTGGCCGAAAGTTTCAGACTGGCGGTCGTTATCCCAATCAGCAACAGTTAACTGCGGCTCCCATACCGGGATCAGCTTCACCAGGGCAGACTCGCCAAGCGATTTCACCAGCATGATATCTACAGGCTCGCTCCATGGCTTATTGTCTTTCACCTGCAGCAGTAGTGCTGAGTAACGCCCGACCATATTGCGGCGATCAGCATCCTTCACCTTTGGCCACCACTTCTTCATGAACTTGGTGACGCTCTTTTCCCAGGAGTTTGTCTCCTTCGACACCTGCGTCTCGTCACCATCGACGATAACCGGATAATCCTGCCAGCAACCATCCAGCAGACGATGTACCACAGCGAAGCCAGCGGCGTTGCGGCGGTACATGTTGTAGAAGTCGTTGAAGGTGATCGTGCGCGGGTAGCCAAATTCCTGGTAAAGCGTCGGGCGCTTCGTGTTCCCGCCACCGATGCCGATGGCATTCAGGTAATTTGCTCGCCTCATTTCAGTGGCGAGGTTGTTCACAGCCATTTCGAGGCTGTTATTGTTTTCGCTCACTGGCGATGCTCCTTAGAAGAATACTGCGCCGACTGTCTGTCCGCTCAACTCTGTCATTGCCCATACATGAGCATCGAGTCGGTCTGGTGACTTTTTCGCAGTGGTGGGGACGTATTCCATCTGCTGATTTTCAAGCTTGTAGAGGTTTCCACGGTGGGCAACGCGCCCTTGTGAATAGAGCGCTGATATTGGCTCTGCGCGGGCAAACTTACCTTTGCTGGCGTGGACGCGAATAATGCGCCCCTTAAACCCAGCATTGCGCAGAGTATCCTCTGCCATGTCACCGCCCTGGTTGGTTTCAATAACGATAGCGTCAGCGTCATGAAGGTCGTAGGCCTCCATTGCTTTTGTCGCCCAACCGTTCGGGGAGTATTTTCCGCTGTAGTCGCCATCAACTGAGTATTGCCTGCGGTCACCAGTGCCATAAGAACTGGCCGCGACAATGCCTGTTTCATCGCTCTCTTCGCTGTTCGTCGCCTGCGGGTCAATTGCAACCACTGTCCGCGATAGCTTCTCTGTAATGTTTAGCGCTCGTGCTGCAGAAATCATGTCCTCAGTCCACAGCGCCCCCTCTGCGTTAAAGCGCTTCGGATCCTGCATGTACTGTGCTTCAGCAGTGCGGCGATGTGAGAACAACGATACGCGATGTGATTCGTTATGCTTGAAAGGCCACAGCCATCCATCAGGCAAGCCGTGGTCAATCGGTATAGCGTGAGTATTTTCTGGGTATTGCGCAGCGTATGACTGGCTGTTATCGATAATCACCGGGAGATTCAGGTGATGCCATTTCTCACCGCTCCCTCCCCGCAAGAGATATCCGCTCAGGTCGTGATAGTGGATCCGCTGCATGATGACAATCATCGGAGTCGTTTCGATTGCCAGTCGTGATTTGATTGTCTCGTTGAAGCGATTATTTACGCCATCGCGCACCACTTCAGAGTAAGCATCATCAGGCTTAACAGGGTCATCAATAATTAATGCGCCTTGCCAGCCTGGCTCCATGTGCCCGGCACGAAAGCCAGTTACCTGCCCGGCTGCGGACGACGCATAAACGCCACCACCGTGTTCTGTCCACCACATAGCCTTGCTGTCGGCATCATCACGCAACGACATAGGCCACATTGACTGATACGCCTGCGACTTAATCATGCCGCGAGCTGTAGAGGAGTTCAGCAGCGCAAGGTTGTGCGAGTAGGACAGGTGCATGAAGCGGGCCCTGCAATTCAGCGCAAGACCGCGCCCCATCATATTGATGGTCGCCAGTTCAGTTTTCGTGTAGCCAGGCGGGACGTTGATTATCAGGCGCTGAATCTCACCATCAATGACGCGATCCAGCGTCTGCTGAATCACCTTGTGGTGGGGAGCGACAATCATCTTGCCGCCAGTGCGCTGTTTGAAGAAGTAGCGAGCGTAATAGAGCCCGTCCTCTTCACACTCTATCTTACGGGCATAGGTTTTTTGCTCAGCAGTCGTCATCCTCCAACATCTCCCGCCGGGCAGTTTTGTACTCTTCTTTGGTCAGCGTAGCCATTTCTATTGGCCCACCGTTCTTGCCTGTATGCTCATGAGTGGCCTGTTCTTTGAAAGCCATCACATCTATGTGCTTCCCGAGCAACTCGAGGTTTTTGACTTTATCCGGCCACTTAATTTTCTTGAGTAGCGCGGATGCGTTCCCCTCGGCGGACATTTCGACTACATCCAAACCGGATAGCGTTGTCCTCCATACCTTGGGCCACTGAGACACTGGCTTAAGCTCACCAGAAGAGGTCAGTATGTCGAGAACATCCATCTGGTCAATCTCAACGAGACGATTCAGGACGTATGTCGCATTTATGCCAACCAGATCATTGCGTTGCGCTTTTAGTTCAGTAATCCTTGACTGGATGTCAGGTTTTGACATGTTTTCGGACGCAGTGCGGTTAGCTGTCTTTGCGCTGTACCCCGCCCGAATAGCCGCTTGCGTGGCGTTTAAATCGATGAGGTACTCGCGACAGAACATTTCTTGCTTGTCGGTGAGTGCCATGGGAAATCTCATTTCAAGGATTTTTTTATGAGCAGCAAAGCTAAGTACGCCGCTGGAGATATAGTTACTCTTAAATCCGGTGGTCCTGATATGACGATCAAAGATGTTATTTTGCCATCTCAATATGGAGAGAAATTACTTTCTTACAGATGCCAATGGTTCGCAGGGAAGAAACTTGATAGTGGCGTTTTCCCAGAAGTTTCGTTAATGGTCCCATCCCCAAAGCCGTAAACCCAAACACACCAAAGCTATCTGTCTCGGACGTTTCATCTTGGATGATGTTTAACCTTCAGTCATCCACGTGTCTTTACCAACAAGATGTTGTCGACTATCTCGTTAAACATAACAACGAGCAGCATCTCAAGGAAAATGCTGACGGTAACCAAGCACTATCAACCAAAGTGATTAATAAGTTTCGAGTTGATAGCGGTGAAAATGTCGTTTGGGTTAAACCTGAAAAATACTGGCGTTACCGCGTCCCTGAGGATGAAGAAGGTCGAGAGGCTCGCGGTTAATACACAGGGCGATCATTCGCCCTTTTCTTCGAAACTCTCTTCCAATGGCGTGAACTGCACGCGCTTCACATCGGCCGGAGCAAAGTAAAGCCACTCGCCAGTCTCCGTCGCCAGCGGCATAAAGCCGTTAACCAGCTCAGGCTGACGTCGTGACATCTTGCCCGTGAAGGTTTCGCCTGTTTGGGTGGTTAGAGTGATTTGGTAGATATCGGACATTGAGAACCTCTTTATCCGCTTATGGGAGATTGCCATTACGATGAGCCGCCCCATGGTGATGGCAACAAAAAACCGCCCGGAGGCGGCTTTTAGATTTCACCACGTGATTTTTCAAGTTCATACAAGCCATGCCCATCACCAGCATCAAGCAATGCGTAAAACTCAGGATCTTTTAACCGCTCGAGTGTGTTTGACATTTCCTGCATCTCATCTCTTAGGAGGTTTATTTGCTCTGATAGTTCTTCGTTTTCATCCTTGAGCTCAGCCATTTCAGCCTGTAATTGCAAGAGACTTTTGAATCGCCACGGGTTTAACAGACAC